CGGAGCTGGTGTGAAGCTGAAGTTAAAGCAAGCCAATCCTTTTGGGTTACAGGTTATCGCATTCGGTGGCGCGGAAGCGGTAACAGATCCGAAAGTATTGTATGAAGATGACCTGCCAAACAGCGAAGTTTTTAGAAACCGCAGGGCGCAATGGTGGTGGTATCTGCGAGATAGGTTTGAAAAGACTTATCGGGCAGTAGAGAACGGCGAGTATATCAATCCGGACGAGCTGATAAGCATAGATTCAGACATGGATTATGTTTCTTTGCTGAAATCGGAGCTTTGCAAAGTACGCAGAAAACGCGGCAGATCAAACGCTTATATTCAGATTGAATCAAAAGAAGACATGAAGGCAAGAAAAGTTAAATCACCAAACTTGGCTGATGCGCTTGTGTATGCGTTCTTTGCAAACATGGCAGCAACACAATCAGCAGTGGTTGGACAACAAACAGAAGGAGGCTGGACATAATGAACGGTGGAATCTTACAAGTAGCCTCTGAATCAGAAATGCAGCAGAGGGAGCGGACGGATGCGCAGTCTCGCGGGATAGTGGAGCTTGGGGAGATTGCACCAGCATTGGTGTCACATGTTAAAATGCGATGGGAAGCCGCCAGAATAGCGAAAACTGATATGACCGCACGTCTATCTGACTGTCAGCGACGCAGAACCAGTCAATACAGTGATTCAGTGCTGGCACAGATCAGGCAATCTGGTGGGTCTGAGATGTTTATGGCCATCACATCGATCAAATGCCGTGGTGCAGCAGCATGGATCAAAGATATACTGCTGCCTTCCATCGAAAAAGCATGGGGCATTAAAGCTACACCACGTCCGGAAGACGCAGAAATTGCTAAAGGCATGGCGAGAGATGTAGTCCTTCAGGACGTGCAGCAATTTATGATGCTACATCCTGAGCAGCAGATAACAGAGGATGAAATAAGCCAAGCTATCGAGCAGTTGTCTAAAGAGTTTACAGAAGAGGCGCTGGAAGCCACCAAGGCAGCGGTTGCAAAAATGGAAACGCTAATTGATGATCAATTCTCCGAGGGCGGATGGGAAGATGCAAACGAGGAAACGATAGATGACTTTGTAACATACCCCACTTCATTTATGCGTAAAGCACTGATTCGGAACCGCAAACAACTCGAATGGGTTAAAGGCGAAGCAGGCTGGCATCCAAACGTAGTGAATAAAGAAGTCGAGGAATGGGAACGTATCAGCCCGTTCGACATGTACCCCGCACCTGGCGCGAAAAACTTACAGGACTGGCCTGTCATTCAGAAGCATAGATTCAACACAAGCGCGTTGCGACAGATGATCGGTGCCTATGGCTACGACTCAGAAGCCATCAAGAAAGTCCTTGATCGGTATAGAACTGGATTATCCGATAATTCAATGGAAGAGACAGCCCGCCGCCAGGCCGAGCATCAGACGCAGAGCATCCTCTATCGTGAGGAAACGATAGACGCACTTGAGCTATGGGACTTGGTATCAGGTGAGATGTTGATGGAATGGGACAACGGCAAGGGACTTATCGGCGAGCTGAACCCGTACGAAAATTATAGCGTGTCTATTATCTCAATCGCTGATCAGGTTATTTCGGCAGAGATTAACCCCGACCCATTAGGGCGCACGCCGTACGGTTACGCATGTTTTGAGAATGTGCCAGGCTCAGTTTGGGGAATTGGATTGCCTGAGCTGTTCAAAGACGACCAAGACATGTGCAACAGTGCGGCTAGAGCATGTGAAAACAACATGTCACTAGCATCAGGGCCACAAGTTGCTTATGACGTATCAGCATTGCCAGCAGGTTATGAGATTGGGAAGATTTATCCGTGGAAGACACACCAGTTTGACGGCAGTAAGGCCAACGGGGCGCGTTTGCCGATCACTTTCTTTCAGCCAAATTCTAACGCAGCAGAGCTGATGGGCATATATGATAAGTTTGCCGCGCAGGCTGATGAGCATTCGGGTGTTCCGCGATATGCGTATGGTGATGCCAAGGTAGGCGGGGCAGGCGGCACGGCTTCCGGCCTGTCGATGTTGATGGGTAACGCCTCAAAAGGCATCAAATCGGCGATAGGTCACTATGACAGGGGCATTGTTAAATATCATGTAACGCGCCAATATCATGAGAATATGATTTCCCATGAAGATCAGAGTGTGAAGGGTGATGCTAAAGTGATTGCACGCGGCGCATCTGCTTTGCTACATAAAGAAGTACAGCAACAGCGCAGGGCAGAATTACTCAATACTACAAACAATCCAACAGATATGCAGATCATCGGAATTGATGGTCGCGCTAAAATGCTTCGTGAAACATTCAAAGCTAACGAGATGGAAGGTATCGTTCCTGAAGAAGATGAACTAAAGATGCGCATGGAAGCGGCACAAGCACAGGCCGAAGCCCAAGCCCAAGCCGAAGCGTCACAGCAAAGCAGCATGACAGGATGACAGGATGACAGGATGAAAGCCGCAGACACTCGCACGCTTAAAGCGATTGCAAACATACAATATCAAACAGAATTTGAAATCTTTATGGACTGGCTACGCGATAGCCGTAGCGCCCTTATCGAGTCTATCCCAATGGCCGAAGGGGAGCGCACCATAAAGCAGCAAGGACAACTTTTGGATCTGAACGAGATCGTCAATACCGTAGATAATGCGACTGACACACTCCGAAAGATTCACGATGGGAATACCTGACCAGGCTGGACTCCCAAGTACGCTAAGGCTCACAGAAATGTGGGCTTTTTTTATGCCTGAATAAGAAAGTGAACACCGGCTTACCGGCTCACGGAGATATAGATATGGCACTACCAAAGCACATACAAAAAGAACTGGACGATGCAGAGGCCGATTTTAAGGCTGCTTATCCGGACAGAGCGCCAGCAGTAGCGGATGATAAGACCATTGCTGCGGGTGAACAGGTTCAGACAGGCAACAACGATAATGAAACTATTGCTAATCCATCAGGCGAGACAGCGGCTCCCCACGCAGGGAACACCGAAAATACACCTGACTACAAGCAGAAATATAAGGTACTGAAAGGCAAATATGACAGTGAAGTGTCTGCGCTACGTTCGCAGGTCACTGAGTTACCTGGATTACGCACAGAAGTTGCGGGAATGCAGGAGCAGATCGACCAACTCAAAGCACAGCCAAACAGTGAAACACCAAAGCCGGTGGCCAGTAGCGCAACTCTCGATGAGCTGCGCGAAGAGTACGGTGATGACTTCGCTGATTCGATTATCCAAGTGGTAAAGTCACAGGTTGAGTCTGAGTTGGGTGAAATCACCGAAAGAGTGGAGACGGTAGAGGTAAACAAGGCCAACAATGAAGGCTTTAGTGAGCTAGACCGTATTCGCCCTGGCTGGAGAGATACTGATAAAGACCCGCTTTTCCATGAATGGTTAAGCGTATCTGATGGTTTCTCTGATGAAACACGACAACAACTGTTATCCGCAGCATTTCAGGCCGGAAATTTTGATCGAGTAGCGTTTTTCGTAGATGCGTATGAGGCAGAGGCCAAAACGCAATCGCAAACCACTAACGACACCGAAGTAACAAACCAGAACCAGACCCAACAACGCAGGCAGCTACCGAGTTCAACAACGGGAGAAGGTGCAGGTGTTGGCAAACGGGCTTGGAGTAATCCTGAGATCACAGCGTTCTATAAAGACCTCAGCTTGGGTAAATACAAGGGTCGGGAATCCGAAGGTATTGCGATTGAACGAGATATTTTTGCAGCAGGTAATGAGGGTCGGATAACGACCTAAGTCCACTGCAAGAAATCTCTCAATCTAACTCTTAGGAGACACACAATGGCAGTAGCAGTAGCAGCACCCGGCGCAGCCTGGGACGGCGTAGCCCCCGTTCAACATTCAGGAAGCGTAGTACCAAACCAACTATGGGCGCGTAAACTTATCGCGGCTTTTTACAATCACACTGTCTTTGGCGCTATCGCGTCAACAGACTATGAAGGCGATATCAAAGATCACGGCGACTTGATCACGATTCGTACCACACCATCTATCGCAATTAACAATTATGTTAAAGGTCAGAAATTGAACTATGAACAGCCGACTGTAGCAACAGTCGATTTGCTCATCGATCAAGGCAAAACCTTTTCATTGCAGTGCGATGATGTTGATAAATTCCAGTCTGATTACGATTTCGTAGCCGATTGGACAAACGCAGCAGCCGAAGAAATGAAGGTGCAGATTGATACTGACATATTGGCCTACACCGCAACAGCCGTAGCAGCCGTAAACCAGGGTGCTACCGCCGGTAAGATTTCTTCAAGCTTCAACTTGGGTACAGCACTTGCTCCGGTTGCAATCACCCCGGCAAACGTCATTGATATGATCGTTGACCTGGGAACTGTACTGGATGAGTCGAACATTCCTGAGTCTGGGCGCTGGTTAGTCATGCCTTCATGGGTGTGCGGCATGATCAAGAAATCAGCAATCCGCGATGCTTCATTGTCCGGTGGCGACACTTCGTTATACCGCAATGGCCGCGTTGGTATGGTTGACCGCTTTGAGATTTTCTCAAGCAACTCAATCGTGCCGTCTGGTGTAAATTATGACCTGATTGCAGGTCACAAAGCAGGACTTACTTTCGCTTCGCAGCTTGTGAAGAATGAAACCCTGCCTAACCCTGATACTTTCGGTTCATTGATCCGTGGTCTTCAGGTGTATGGCCGTCAGGTAGTTAAAGCTGATGCTTTGGCACTGGCAGTAGTTATCCGCTAAGCGAATAACGAAAACTAAGGAGGGGAGGGCTTCGGCTCTCCCTTTTTTTTAAAACTATTACAGAGGGGTAGAGTCATGAGGCTTTTAAAGAATACAGATACAGGTGTGATTTGTGGCTACACCGAAGGCAAAGCCGCGCTTGAAAACATGGAAGAGGTTCATCTTTCTGAAAATGAAGTTGATGGGCTTCGTAGTGAGCAACCGGCAACAGTTAATGCAGGTGATCCGCCAGCGAAGACAGCACCAACAACGACAGAAGGGCGCATAGCTGAAATTCTTGCCGCAATGAACGGCCTTGATCGCAGTGAGACAGACGACTTCACCACAACCGGCAAACCAAAGGTTCCGGCGTTAGAAAAAGCGTTGGGATATAATATTTCGGCCACTGAACGCGATGAAGCATGGTCTGTTAGCGTCGCTACTGAATAATGGCCATACTCACGGGTCAGATTATTGTCGATGAAATATCAACGGCACTACAGGACATTAATGCAGATCGGCGCTGGCCAACTGCTGATCTGTTAGAGTATATAAACAGTGGTGCGCGTGAGATTGAACGGCTCGCGCCACATCTTGTATCTGCAACAAGTGAGGTCGCTTTGGTTGCAGGGTGCATGCAAACGATCCCTGCTGGATCGGGTCGCATTCTGAATAACATCAGCCTGCCTATGTATAACAAAGGCGTTGGCGGCGGTGTCATAGGTTCGGCAATCACAAGCATTCAAGAGTCATCATTGGCTCTATTCAATCCTAACTGGCAGGTGGATGCAGCAGCAGGTGTTGCAGTTCACTTTATGACCAGTGAGGAAGCACCATATCAGTATAAAGTATGGCCTGCTCAGCCGGTCGCACCGGCATCAATCGACATTACAACATCAGTAATACCAGTGAACATATTATTAACTGGGCTGGTTCCTGTATCTGACAGACATGCGAATGCTTTGCGTGATTATGGTCTTTACCGTGCATTTTCAATGGAAACAACAGCCTCAGATAAAGAAAAAGCAACTGCATATTATCAACTATTTTTATCAGGAATTAAGGGGTAAGTCATGGCATCAGTGAATTTATCAGCAATGCTCCCGGAAGTAAGACCATCTGTATCAGGTTGCCCTGAACCTGTAATGATCAATGCAATCAGAAATGCGGCAATCAAGCTCTGTGAGCTGTCATTTTTCTGGGAAACTCAAGTAGATCCACTGGTGATGCTTGCAGGGATTGCGGAGTATGAGATTGATCAGCCAATGGGTCAGCGAATCATCCGAATCAATAAAGCTATTGGATCACGCGGCGTTCTGGCATTTAGAACAGAGGCAGATATGGATGCTGTAAATCCACTATGGCGGGACAGATCGGGAGATGGTGTTTCGGCTCCAGTTATGGTGAATCCGCGACTGATCCGCATGTACCCTGTGCCATTGTCGGGCGGCGAGCAGATTGATCTCAGGGCTATCGTGAAGCCTTCGCCTATTTCAGATGTTATTGAAGATTATGTGTATGACGATTTTTATACAGGTATCGCTGCTGGGGCAATAGCATCTTTATGCGCTATGCCGGGCAAAGAGTGGACGAATTTTGATCTTGTCGCGTATTACAAAAAGATTTTTAATGATGATGTCTTCACGGCCAAGGCCAGGGTGGCTAAAGGCTATTCGGGTGCTTTATCACACATACGGCCAGCCAGACTAGGGATGGGGTAAAATATGCCAGCAACTACAGTAAATGTAACGGCCAATGTGTTTGATCAAAGCGGTGTCCCAGTAGTGGGCGCAACACTGGCAGTCAGCCTTGATCGCTTTGAACCAACGGCACAGGGCTTTGTTACACGAAGCGTTCAAACATTCACTACAGATATAAACGGTGTTTGCGTAATGCCTTTGTGGCCGAATGAACTCGGCACAATTCAGTCACGATACCGGATTAAAGCAAGCCACCCAACAACAAACAAGACTCTTTTCGATGTTACTGCAACAGTCCCTAATGCAAACAGTCAGCTATCAGTCATTGCAGACCAGCCAGCGTTTGCAGGAAAGTCTCCTGGACAGCTTGCGGTAGATACCGCTATTCAATCAATTGCCCCAGCCTTAGCAGCACAATCTGGAGCAGAGACGGCGCGGGACGCAGCTCTTAGCCATCAGCAGGCGGCATTATTAAATGAGCAGCAGACGACTCTTGATGCGGCACAGGTGGCAGCGGATAAGTTAGCGTCCTCAGCAGCAGCCGCCGCCGCTCTCAATAGATTCTCTTGGCAAGGCGCTCACATCATTGGCACAACGTATGCGAAAAATGATTGTGTTGAGTCCTCTGGTTCTGGATATGTCAGTCTGATTGATGCGAACGCGGGTAATGCTCCGGCTACAAGCCCCGCTCAGTGGGGCATTATTGTACGGGGAGGCGCTGACGGGGCTGCTGGAGCCACGGGAGCAACAGGAACAGCAGGTCTTGCTGGTGCAACAGGGCAGTCTGTTGACCATATCATACTTACAGCCGGTAATGGTGCAGCAGGGACTATTGATACTTATACTTTATGGGGTGATGTGGCTGAAACGATCAATCTAGGTACATTTAATGTGCAGAATGGCGCGAATGGCACAGGCGCGGGTGGTGCAGGTGATATGACCGCAGCAACCTACGACCCTACAGCAAAAGCTGCCGATACATTCGACATGTCCAATATGGTAGAGGGAGCTAACACCAAGATTCTAACCGCAGCAGAACGTGCGGCTATTGTTGCGAACGCTGCCAAGGTAACTTACCCATCAGCCGATAGCACAAAGCTTGCTGGTATCGAGACAGCCGCTACAGCAGATCAGACAGGGGCAGAGATTAAGGCCGCATATGAAGCTGAGGCAGACACCAACGCCTTCACTGATTCACAGGTAGTTGATGTATCCAACAACACGGTACACGCTGCTTCTGCGCATGCACCCAGC